GGTTATGTTGTTTGGGGTCAATTGACCAGTCAAGCAAAGGCTAGTGCATTACAAGACTTAAATATTGTAAGACTTGTTCTTTATATTAAGAGAGCGTTTGAAGATTTCTGTCGGTTCTTTATATTTGAGCAAAACGATCAAATTACTTGGTCATTAGTTGCAACTCAACTTGTTGAATTCCTTGAAACTATTAGGAAGAAACGTGGTCTATATGACTACTCAGTTGAAGTTGGAGCTACTGATTATGAAATGAAAACAAAGAAATTCCATGTTAATGTTACTTTAGAGCCAACGAGAGTTGTTGAGCAAATTGAGTTGAATTTCTTTATTCAATAATTAATTTAGACAAAAAAAGAGTCCCTATTTTCTTAGGGACTCTTTTTTCCGTTACCAGTAATCCAAATCTTTAAAGTTATTTATTTTCTCAATTACCTTGGTATTCTGCAATTTGTTTTGCTTTCTCGTAACTATCTTTAAGAAACTTTCCATCTAGAAAATGAAATGTATTAATCACAGTCAATTACCTCGACCACAAGGGTACGAGGTTTTCTCGCGTCAAACTTATAAAGTTGAATTAGAGTTTGTAACAAAATCAGTTTTATTTTCAAATGTTTTACCTCCTCACAATTCTGCTGGACATATATTTTTATATGTTTTTAATTCGTGCCTATATTTTATAAATATTGGGGATGATTCCCAAATTTCGTGTATACCCATTTTTTCTGTTATTGGAACTCCAAGATTATGATTTTCAAAACTACATGGCAACAATTTTATATCTGGAGTTATATAAGCAGAGCACCTAGCAGCTTCGCATGTATCAATAGACATCTCTTGTATTTTGCTTGGCTTGATATATTTTAATACATGGTTTACTAAACAACTATCCATCCCCACTTTGAATTGGCATTTTGGAACAAAAATATTTTCTGCAAATTCTTTTAACTGATCATTAGTTGGAGTCCAGTTTAAATTTCTACCTGCTCCCTGTGGTTTAAACAAAAGAAAAATAATAGCATTCAATCGTCTAATATCAACGTTACCTTCCCAAGTATATTTTCCCTTAATAATATTAATTGCTTTGTCATGTGATTCTGAAGAATAAATAAAATGGATGTTTGTTTTGATATTAGCATTCATAAGTTTTTTAAGTGCTTGATATGTATAAGGTTTATCATAGGCACTTACGGCAACTGCTCCACACATTTTTGATAGATTAATTTCTCGTTTCGTTAAATTAATTCCGCTTGTAGTATAATTAGGAACCACATTTTTAAATCTGCTATATTCTAAAATCTCCTTGAAATTTTCGTGATGGTTTGGATCTCCTCTGCCTCCTAATGCTACTTGATTTGTGTGATATGAAATTTCGTCTAGAACTCTTTTAAAATCTTCTAATTTCATATTTGGTTGTGAGATATGATCTTGATAACAAAATTTACATTTGTTTTTACAATGTCCCATAACTCCTGCATCTAAAAGAGAAGGTAAAACCAATGAAAAGGGATCATCCTTTCCATTTATTCCTGTTAGAACTTCAAAACCTGTCTTGGTATTAAATACCATCTTATAGTCATCATTAGAAAAATATCTTATTCTATTACTTTCCATTTTTTCTCCTTTCATAAAAAATAGGCAAGATGTTTCTTCACTTATTAATATATATAGATTTTACCTTTTTATAGAACGATATCTATCATTTTTAAGAACAAAATATAAATAAATACGAATGGTGTAATATGAGAGTTATTGATAAAATTTTAGAAAAAAAAGTTCAGGATGATGAATCAGTTGGTTCATTTGCTATTGACTCATTCCCTAAAAAGAAAAAGAAAAGGAAACGACAAATTATTAGAACTATATACCCGGAATCGAAAGATGAAAAACTTCCACGTAGGGCAATGATTGATTTAGATGGTACGATTCATAAATACTCAAAAGGATTTCAAGATGGAAGTATTTATGATGATCCTTTTGACGGGGCACGAGAAGTTATCAATTGGTTACGAAATCAAGGATTTGAAATTGTTATATTTACTACAAGAGCATCTCAAGCAAATTCTGATGAAACGGGTATTAGCAATTCTGAACAGATTAATAAAATTTCAAAATGGTTAACAGATAATGGGATTTATTTTGACAAAATTACAGGTGAAAAATTAGCGGGTGAATTTTACATTGATGATCGAGCAATTCATATAAAAGATGGTGATTGGAACACAGTGTTAAATGTGATTAAAAAACGTATTAATTATAAAACTTAAATACTTCCCACAGAACAAAATATTGTAGAACAGTTCGTTCTTAGGAGGAACTAAAATGACTATGAAATATAGCTTTGCTGAACTTGGTCAAAATATTTTAACAAGAAAATTTGGTGGAACAACTGTAGGTGTTGCTGATCCCTACGTTACTGGTTATCATTTCATATGGTTTGATAAACTTCCAACAAAGTTAGCTGAATTTATTTCAACAAATGGTTTAAGTGGTATTTCAGCCACTGGTGAAATTCAAACTGTATTAGCTGCCTCTTGTTTATCTGTCACTCCTCCAGGAGGTACATTAAATAAGATTGAATATGCTGGTTTGGGTGGTTTGAAATGGGCAGTTCCAGGAAACGTTGATTATGGTAATACTGTCTCTGTAAAGTTCTTAGAGTTCAACAAAACTCCAATCTTAGATATTATACATAATTGGGTTAAGTTAATTCGTGACTATAGAACTGGTATTACTGATTTAGAAGATGGTGATGGTGGTGAAGGTTATACAAAGAAAACTTATGCTGGTTTGATGTATTACTGGACAACTGCTCCTGATGCAAAAACAGTTGAATATTATGCTTGTTATGATGGTATTTTTCCAGCGAAGGATCCACAAGATTTATATACTAGTGATGTTGAAACAGTTGGTCGACTAGATATAGAAATTGAATTTAATGTTGACTATGCTTGGCATGAAAAGTGGGTCTATGATAAATGTGTATCATTTGCAAGCGACTTTGCTAAAATCAAAGATACAGTTAATGATTATGGTTATAGACAATCGTCTGGATAATTAAAAATAATTTACTAAATAAGTTAGGAGGAAGAGCAAAAAATGTATACCAATATTATAAATATTCCTGAGTCAATTCTATTTTTGACTTCTGCTAGATTAGCAGTTAGGGAAGCGGTAAATGTAAGTGAAAGTTTAGATGAAGAAACAAAAGAATTTGTCGCTTATTACGTTATGAATGAAGCAACTGATTATGAAATTATGTCAATGGTTATAAACGAAGAGGTAGCAGAAAAGAAATACTCGCTGGAAGATGAGATTCAATTATTTGATAAATTTAGAGAGTCAGTAGTAGAAAATTACCATGAACTTTCTGAGTTTATGGAAAAAGAAGACATTTTTTCAATGATCTATGAAATTGGTCCTGTTTCAGTAGAAGGAATTTCAACTGCGGCTCCAATTTTAGAACATCTTTATGATTCTGGTATTTTACTTGAAAAGAAAGCAAGAAGATCAATGAAAGATGTTGCTTTTGATACTCAATTTAAAGCAAGAGCTGCAAAGAAAAAAGGTGCTCATAAAGCTAAAGGTCTTGCTAAAGACGTAGCGGGAGTTGCTGCTGATGTTGGCGCTGGTGTTGCAGCTGGAAGTGGTAAAGTTGCTCAAAAGGCTAAAGATATTGCTTTTGATACTAGATTCAAAGCTAGAGGTGCAAAAAAGAAATTAGCACATAAGGCAAAAGGTGCTGCTGCTACTATAAAAGGTGGTGCAAAGAAAGCTGGTGGTACAGTTAGTGGTGCTGCTGGTAAGGCTGCTTCAAAAGCTAAAGGTGCCGCTTTTGATGTTCAATTTAAAGCACGAGGATTGAAAAAATCTATTCCTCATAAATTGAAAGGTGCAGGAATAACAGGTGCAAAAGCTGCCAAGGGTCTTGGTGCTGTAGCTTTAGCAACAGCTGCTATTTATGCTGGAGTTAAAGCATATCAAAGATTCTTGAGTCAAGCTGCTAGAGCATGCTCTGGTTTTTCTGGTAGTGCTAAAACTCAATGTATGCAAAAGTATAAAGCCAATGGTTTAAGAGCTCAAATTACTGCTACTTCAGCTGGTATGAATAAGTGCTCTCAAGCTAAGAATCCTGAAAAATGTAGAGCGGCAATTCAAAATCGAGTAACTAAGTTAAAAGCTAAATTAGCTAAAATGTCAGTATAAAAATATTTGAATTTTAAAAAAATAGATCCGAAAGGAAAGGAGATAGTAAATGACTTTACAGGTTTTAAAGCGAAGTTTCTGGAGTATGAAGAAAGTCTTGTAACACCAACAAAGATAGCAGAACATTTAAATACTTGTTTATTTCAGACCTTAATTAAAAAACCAGAAGGGATTACAACTCTAGATTCATTTAAAAGATAGAGATGCATTATTATATGGCTTATATCATTATAGACAATCATCTGAATAATCAAAAATAACTTATTAAAAATAAGTTAGGAGGAAAAGTTAGACATGGAAAAAGAATTAAAACTCATGGCTGCATATATGGTTAAAGAATCTGCTTTAACCAAAGGTGCTAAACTACAATTAATTAACTTTATTCAAAATGAGGCTTCAGAAATACAAATTAAAGGTCTACTCTTAGATGGAGAGATCTTAGGTGACCTTGATGAGCAAGCAACTGAAATTTTAGAACAAAGATTTTCAGTTAGTGAAGTAAAGAAAATACTTGATGATAGATTTGTCGAAGCACCTTATATAGAGAAGTCTTTAAAGAAAGCATCATTAGAGGCAATGAGACATTTAGTAAGTGAAATGTCTGATGAACGAAAAGCTAAAAAAATTGCAAAACTAAAACATCGGTTAGCTGTGGTTATGAGCGATTGGAAGGTTGAAATTGAACAGCAAAGACAGATGTGTATGGCGAAGAAAGATCCAGAAAAAAGGAAAAAGTGCTTAGCCAAAAAAATACCTTCTCTTCATGCTTATTGGAAAGCTCAAGCTGATGAACTTAAGATGAAAATACAGAAAATAAGTGCAAAATAATGCTTTATTAGAAATATAAATAGATCCGAAAGAAAAGGAGATAGAAGTAAATGACTTTTACAGGTTTTAAAGCGAAGTTTCCGGAGTATGAAGTTATTACTCCGCAAACAAAACAATCCTTTACTTTAAGATCTCTGACAGTTCAAGAGGAGGAGAATCTTAAAGGAAGTCTTGTAACACCAACAAAGATAGCAGAACATTTAAATACTTGTTTATTTCAGACCTTAATTAAAAAACCAGAAGGGATTACAACTCTAGATTCATTCCTAAAGAATATTACTTTAAAAGATAGGGATGCATTATTATATGGTTTATATCATATAACGTATGAAGAAATTAGAAATTATGAAGTCGTATGCTCAGCATGTAGCACTAAGTATCAAGTTACTGTTCAAGCATCTAGCACTTTTAATTTTAAAGCTTATCCAAAAGATGATATTCTTTCAAACAAAATACGAGTTGAATTACCAATAACTCGAGGGGTAACGGCAGTAGTTAAACAACCTGTTTTGATTGATGAGATATTAGCTGTGAAAAATTTAAGTAATCGTCCAGGCGCTTCATTAGAGCTTATTACTGAAACTTTAATTCTCGATAGATTTGAGCAAGATATTGAAGAACGTACTGAACCTCAGGTTTATTCAGATAGAATTGATATTGTTGATGCTTATTTATCTTTACCTGCTAAAGATAAACGAGCTATATTTAAAGCATATGAAGAAAATTTTGGTAAGTATGGTATGGAACTAAAAATGAAAAGTTACTGCTCATCTTGTGGCAATGAAGATAACTTTGATATTGATTTGGTGGGAAGCTTTTTTCGTGCATTGTATGAAGCCTGAAGATATAATCAAGTATAAAAATGAAATAAACGAAACCATATATGCATGTATGGAAATGAGCAATCAATCATATATTGAAGTTTGTAATATGCCTTTTAAACGATTTCAGGATTATATGTCTTGGAAGGTTAAGTTACAAGAGGAGACAAATCAAAAAATCCAAGAGGAAATAAATAAATAAATGGCTAATCTTTTAAGTAGATTTGACCAAGCTGTAGCAGGTTCAGATTCTAAGATTGCAGACTATCAGGCGAATGTAGCGAGTAGTGGAGATTTCAAAAGAATAGAAGATTTACAAGTAATATTATCATCGTGGAACAATATTTTAATTACTCCAAAGAGGAGTTATCAATTTGACCCTGAGTATGGAAGTGATATTTATAAATTAGTTTTTGAACCAGCTGATGATACAACTTTAGAGAGAATTAAAGAAGAAGTGGTTGATACGTTGCTAACATATGATGACCGAGCAACAATTGAGAATATAGAAGTTACGCTTCTTCCAAATCGTAAAGGTTATAGTCTTGCAATAGATGTAAAATATGAAAACGAGACTGGTCAATTAGAAATAATCTTAGATGAAGATATGTATTTTAAGTTTTTAGAAGTTACGGAGACGTAAAAAATGATTACAAAGCAAGATAAAAAATTATTAACAGAAGCCGGAAAGGAATATTTACTAGATATTGCTATAGATAGTCAAATCTTAAAGGATAAACTTACGTTTAAAGAACATCTCCAATTATGTAATATGGTAA